GAGAAACTGACAAAGGAGATTGAATCTGGACAGGCTCCTTATGATCAGCAGCAGAAGCTTCAGATTGAGTTCTTCGAGAAGAGAATATCAGGTCTCGAGGATGCGCTTGAGAAGCTTAAGGATTCGACTATGGACATGTATCATGCAGTTAAAAACGGAAGTTCAAAAAAGGAGCATTAGATATGATCGAGATATTTACAGGATTTATCCTGTTCTTGATGTCAGGTGGAGAGCCTCTGGAGTTTACTCCTCGAGACTCGCTATCTGACTGTCTTGCAACAAAGAGAAAGATCATGAGAACAGGCGCGTCCGCCGAGCAGTGGGTATGCAAGAAGGGTAAGCTGAAGATGGAGAAGTACTCGGATGGACAGTTTCATCCGGTCGAAGTGATAAAGGAGTAGAGTGGAAAAGGCGCTGCGCTGGCTCCTCGGGCTCGGCCTACTCGTTTTCTACTACTACGTGATCTATATAAATTATATTAACATCAACTAAGTAAGAGAGGTATTATGTATGACATCTGCACCAGGACAGTTCTTGATTGAGGCAGCAAAGAAGCATGCCGAAGGAGAGATCGCACTGCACGTCGCTAACATTCAGACTTATCGGATTAATCCGGCAGGAATCGGAGAGCACTCCGACATCGTCGAGACTATCGGAAAAGAGCTCGATGCGATCGCTACTGCGAATGATCGACTCGAGATGATAGAAAAATATATTTGCTAAGGAGAAGGTATGAGTACCGAGAACGATGAGTTAAAAGATCGAGTTAATGCGCTAGGTAGCGGTAAGGAATTTTCAACCGGAAAGCATCCCTTTGGATTTCAGGACGTCACCGGCGAGTATCCTCGTACCGAATACTTCTATGGACCTTCGACGAACGAGGGTTCGAGAGGAGTAAGAAAGCACGAGCTGTACATCGGCGGAGGAAATCTTGACGTCGATCTTGGTCTCTCGAAGATCGCGAACTCGGTATATCCGTACGCTCAGGTCGATGAGTCTCGTTCCGGCCACGTTATCGAGATCGATGACACGCCGGGTGGCGAGCGAATACTTATAAGACACAGAACCGGAGCCGGTGTCGAGATGAGACCTGACGGTTCTGTGGTCGTCGTGACTCGAAACAACTCCGTCCATATCACCTATGGTGATTCGAAGGTGATTGTCGAGGGTGATGCCGATCTTACGTATAACGGAAACTTAAACATCGATGTCCAGGGTGACATGAACGTGAAGGTTGGTGGTAACTATAACATCGATGCTGGAAATGATATCACGACGGTCGCCAAAGGAAACGTACGTACGACCATCGATGGGAACAAAGGTGAGAAGGTCAAGGGTAACTCTTCGAACACCGTCGCAGGTGTAAGGACCGACACCACACTTGGCAGCAAGAACGTGGTCGTCAAGGGCGCGCTCAAGGAGGTTATCGGAACTACATATAACGTAACGACCGGATCTGACTTCAGGCTCGCCTCACAGACAAACGCGTTCGTTACAGCTCGAGTTAATGCAAACATGGCCGCACCTTCGATATCCGTCTTCGGCGATACGGGAACTATCGGTGGACAGAACGTGATCATGTACAACTACAACATGTATACGGGACATTCCATATCTGCAGGAGATACCGTGTCAACCACGACAGTACTCGCTTCCGAGACAATGACCTCGAAAGAATTTATCGGATCTCTTACAGGTAATGCTGATCAGGCTACACAGTCTGGAATATCTGGTGGACCGGGTGGATCTGCTGGAACGAAAGTAACAGGTAGTCCTGCAACTGTCGATACGACCGCAACTGCAGAACCAAATGCCGAGAACGTAACACAGCTCGTACAGAACTCTGCCGTAGGATCTCCTATCGTTCAGGTAGACGCGTCTGACGCTCTTCTGCAAGCGATTGACAGAACTGTAGATAACGGTGGCGTTTCAAATCGAGATCTCTCTACTCGCGAGGTAAGATCAAAGCTTCGTGATACAGGTACACTCGCCAACACCGTATTTGTAACAAGCCAGATATCTGCTGGCGTTCTTTCGGCAGACTTTGCATCTTCGGCTCCTCCTTCTATAGGAAGAATCATAGCAAAGGCACCTACACCAGTCATTGGTGTAAGAACAATTGGACAGAGACAGCCGGGTGGAGTGTCAAAGAAGATAACACCTAAGCCCATACCTCGTGCGATAACACCAGATCCTAACTTTAACCCGAATCGTGAAGCGTTTATTACTTCCTCCACCAAGCTTGGAAGAGGTATCACGATGGCGAAGTTCTTAGGAGGGCGTGGAGATAAAGTAACTCTTGATCATATTACTTCAGACGCAGAACGGCATGCTATTGCAAGGCAGTTCTACCTTCAGGCCGAAGCTCTCAAGTCTGTGCAGAACGATCATTCAGGAAGATTCAAAGATCATAGAATGGTTGTGGTCGAAGGGTTGTATAGAAAAGGACCTAGTGAAACTCTTGTTGCAGGAGGACATAATGATCTTGCCACAAAGGGTGCAGTTGTAGTGTATGAGCTCCTTGGAGCAAATGGCCAGCCTGATCTTCTTAAAACCTTTGATCTCGCAGTTCATTTAAAAGATAACCTTTTCTATGACAAGCTTACACTTGATTATGATAAGTTTGATCCAAGTGGAGTGCTTAATGCACAGATTATTATACAGATGCCTATTGTAGCAGAAGACTATAGCTGTAATTACAAGATGGAGATTGCAACTCTCTTTAATAACAAGTCTCAAGCAACAAAAGAATTCATTGAAATCTTGACATAAAAGATATAAATAGTAGGGACAAGGAAAACAAATGGCAAAAGCATTCTCTATAGAAGACGGAAATCAGGAAACCTCTACCCTCAGATCGAGGAGAAATCGAGAGTATTCTGATATTGACTTGAGTTTTCTAAAGAGTGCTTCTGGTGACGTGTTTAAGAAGACTTCTGCTGCAGCAGTAAAGCAATCTGTAAAGAATCTTCTTATGACAAACTGGGGTGAGAAACCTTTTAGGCCAGTGTTTGGAGGAAATCTAAATGACCTCTTATTTGAGCTTGCTGACAATCCTACAATCTCTACACTTGCTCCTAGGATAGAAAACGTAATTAAGAATGAGGAGCCTAGAGCAGAAGTGAAAGATATTAAGGTCTATAACGAGGCTGACAGGAATTCTATCAGGTGTGTAATAACTTTTAAAGTTGTTAATGTACAGGAACTTGTCACACTTACAACTTCAGTATCAAGGATAAGATAATGGCAACAAATATTACTACCACTCAGCTTGATTTCAATAATATTAAAACCAGCTTAAAAACTTACTTCGCTGGTAAACCGGAATTTAAAGATTATAATTTTGAAGGAGCAGGCCTCAGTAACATTCTCGACGTCCTTGCATATAACACTCATTATAATGGATTGCTAGCAAACTTTGCTCTTAACGAATCATTCCTTAATACTGCACAACTTCGAAGCTCCATTGTATCTCATGCTCAAACATTAGGATATGCACCGAGATCAGCTACTTCAGCTGCAGCAATATTAAACATATCGGTGAATCTTGCTGGTGTGGCAGGAAGACCTGCTGCTCTCACGTTTGCTGAAGGAAGAACATTTACTACTTCTATTGCTGGAACTACATATACTTTTAGAACTCTTAAAGATCACTTCGCTACAGATGATGGTACTGGAAACTATGTCTTCAAGGATAACGATGGAAGTGATGGAATCTTTATATTTGAAGGTGTAGAAAAGACAAAGACATTTTTTGTAGGAGAAGCTTCAGAAAGACAGATATACGTAATACCCGATCAGTCAATCGATACGTCAACCGCTAAAGTTTTAGTATATCCAAATGCATCCTCTACAACCTTTGACACGTATTTAGATATTAATAAAGCTATTAGAGTTACATCCACTTCACAGTTCTATCAGCTTGTAGAATCACCAAACGGAAACTATGAACTTAATTTTGGTGATGGAGTTTCTATAGGTAAAGCTCCGGCCGCGGGTTCTGTAGTTAAAGTTTCATATCTCTCAACACTCGGTAGTGCTGGAAATGCAGGATCTACATTTACACCAAGCGCAAACATAACCGTAAATGGAGTTGAGTATGCACTAACAATTGTCACTCAATCAAATAGCGCAGGTGGTGCACCAAGACAAACGATCGAATCTATTAAACAGAATGCGCCTATTGCTTTCTCATCACAACAAAGACTCGTAACTGCAGAAGATTATAGAGCTCTTATTCTGTCTAGCTACTCAGCTGTAACAGACGTCATTGCTTGGGGTGGAGAAGATAATGTTCCAACAAACTATGGGAATGTATATGTAGCACTTAAGTTTGCAGATGGCACATCTGAATCACAAAAGCAAACTATAAAGGATTCCATTGTAGCAAATCTTACAACAAGTCTTTCTATCATGTCAATCGGTACGGTGTTCGTAGATCCTGTAGAAACATTCTTGGAGATAATCTGCGCATTTGACTTTGATCCTTCTAAGACATCACTCACTAGAGCAACTACTGAAGCAAGCGTGTTTGGCGTGATAACTAATTATTTCACCAACACTCTCGATAAGTTCGGTAGCACATTTAGAAGATCTAATCTTTTAACGAATATTGATGCGTTAGGTGATTTTGTAATTTCATCTCGTATTGATGTGAAGATGCAACAAAGACTTGTGCCTACTGTGGCGACAGAAGTAAGTTATGATATACAGTATCCGGAAGAGATTGCTGCTCCAAACGCAGCAACACACACCGTTCAATCTGGTCCTTTTAGATTTAACAATGATGTATGTAGATTTAGAAATAAACTTGGAACGACAACTATTGAGATTGTAAACATCGCAACCGATGTTCCTCAGGTAGATAATGCTGGCTCATACTTTCCTGGAGCTGGTAGAATATCTCTAGTAGGATTTGCTCCTGAAGCTCTTATAAGCGGAAACGATTTTATTAAAATTACAGTTGAACCACAAAACCAAGCGACTGTAAAACCTCTACGTAACTTTGTTCTTAAGATTGACAACGATGCTTCATTTGCACAGGGCACAATCGATACTCAAACAACTGAGGTGACTCTTACATGAGGGAACGTACTCTAACAGATTTCCAAAGGCATAACGATAGTTTTAGAAGAAATCAAGTTCTTGAAGTTCTTCCTGAATACTATCAAAGAGACTATCCTTTTCTATTAACATTCTTAGAAGAGTACTATGCTTATTTAGATTCAGATGAAACTTTTTCTGCAATCAACGAGCTGTTTGGAATAAGAGATATAGAAAGAACACAGTTAAAGTTTCTTGATCAGATCTTTGCTGAAGTTGGAGGAGGTGCTGGAGCTGGTAACTTTACAGATGCAAGAGAAGCTCTCAGAAACTTTGCAAATTATTTTAGAGTTAAGGGAACGCTGTTCTCGTCTGAAGGATTCTTTAGAGCATTCTTTGGAGAAGAGGTTGAGGTAATATATCCTAAGAAAGATCTATTCATAGTGAATGAATCTTTGATTGGTCCGCAATCAATTAAATTTATTCAAGATGGAAAACTATTTCAGATCTTTTCTATATTGATTAAGTCATCTATACCACTTTCACAATGGAACACTTTATATAAAAAGTTTGTACATCCGGCTGGTTGGTTCTTAGGAGCTGAAGTGTCTTTTGATACAACCACACAGATAGCTATAAATACTCCAGATGTAATTGAAACAAGTGTTACGGATATTGTTGTATCGAGTACAAGTCTACCTCTATTAGCAGGCGCTTTAGCAAAACCATACGAGATGGCAGTCTTTATACCAGATGGATCTGACGCTGATGCAGATCAAACTATTATTAGACATAGAAGAATTAATGAATATGCAAATGTTGAAGTTGACGAATTGATTGCAAGCTACGGACAAATTGCACCGAATCCAGATGGATTGCTGGATATTAATTCACCAACATTTGATGAGGATTCTGGCAGACCTGCTGGAGCTGTGAGAATGAGTAATACTATTGAAAGAATGAGTTTTGACAGATTCGAGGACTACTTATGATTATAAATACAGTTATAAAATTTTGAAAGAGATTATAAACAATGGCAAGACAAAATATTTTTACCGGCACTAGTGCAAACGATGGTACAGGAGATACTCTCCGAGGTGCTGCTACTAAGATAAATGCTAATTTTAGAGAAGTCTATACTAGGCTTTCTGGAGATTCTTCTGG